TGTCTATGTTTACGATTGTTACCGGCAGGCCAAGCTACCACCCCAGGCACATGCCACCGCAATCAGAAGCCGGGGCAATATCAACGTAGCGTGGCCGCACGACGGTAATCGTAAAGACTCCATGGGTAACCCCGGACTTGCGGACCAGTACAGGAATCATGGGGTGCAAATGCTCCCCTTTCATTTTGAAAATCCTCCCGCGTTGGGGGAGAAGAAAGGCGGCATCAGTATAGAGGTGGGCCTTATGGAGATATTCCAACGCCTGGAGAGTCAGAAGTTGTTTGTCTTTTCCACGCTGGATGACTTCTGGCAAGAGTATCGGATGTATCACCGCAAAGACCAGAAAGTGGTCCCACTGCACGATGACTGCATGAGTGCTTGGCGCTATGCAGTCCAATCATTGAGATTTGCAGACGTAGAAAGCAATGAAACGTGGTCCCGTGAAATCAAATACCAAAACTTAGGCATCGTATAAATGGCAAAAAAAATAACCGATGAGGATCTGATTAGCCTCATAGGTGAGCATACAACCGACGCTTTAGGTTACGGTGGTGAGCTTTCTGAGCAGCGTGAAAAGGCGATGGAATATTACTATGGCCTGCCGTTTGGGAATGAAGTAGAGGGCCGCTCAAGTTTTGTAGATTCTACGGTCGCGGACACTGTGGAATGGATCATGCCGTCCCTGATGCGTGTCTTTGCATCCGGGGAAGAAGTCTGCACGTTTAACCCTGTTGGCCCGGAAGACGTTGAGCAGGCCAAGCAGGCGACCATGTACGTCAACCATGTAGTTATGAAACAGAACGACGGGTGGACGATTCTGTATGATTTTTTCAAAACTGCAATTCTCCAGAAGCAGGGGGTGATGAAAATCTGGTGGGAGGAGAACGAGTCTTTTGAACGGGAAAGTTACGATGGTTTAACGGACCTCGAGTTGGAGTCCCTGCTCGTAGATGAAGACGTTGAGGTGGTCGAGCATACGGAAACGATAGTGGAGGAGATGACGGTCCATGACATCGTTATCAAACGGTTTAACCGTGGTGGCGAAGTCAAGATAGAAAACTTAGTTCCGGATGAGTTCTTGATCGCAAGAATGTCGCGGACTATTGAGGAGTCTCCGTTTGTTTGTCATCGCTCAGAAAAAACCGTTTCAGAACTCAGAGAGATGGGCTATGACATAGACCCGGAAGTGTTAAGAGCGGGTGAATCGGATATGGATCAGATGTCCGGTGAACGGTATTCCCGGTACATGTATGACAACTCCTCAGACGTTGGGATCTGGGGGAACGACTCCAATTACGGAAACGATCAATCAGCGTGGAAGTATTGGGTACATGAAAACTACATCCGCGCCGACATGAACGGCGACGGCCTCTCTGAAATCATAAAGTGCGTGACGATTGGCAGACACATCCTTGAGAAAGAGGAAGTTGACTACATTCCCTTTGTCGCCTGTACGCCGATAAGAATCCCCGGCAAGTTCTTTGGTTTATCTGTTGCTGACACAGTAATGGATCTGCAGCTAATAAAATCGACATTGATGCGGAATCTTTTGAACAACAGCTATAACGTCAACTTTGGGCGTTATGCGGTGTTAGAAGGTCAAGCCAATCTTGATGACTTAGTTACGCAACGCCCAGGTGGTGTGGTCCGGGTAAAAAGTCCCAACGCAGTCATTCCTCTGCCAACTCCACCGCTGGAGCCTTATTCCTTCCAGATGCTGGAGTATTTGGATGGTGTAAGAGAATCGAGAGCGGGTGTTTCTCGGATGTCCCAAGGACTCAATGAGAACATTCTCACATCGCATACCACGGCCACTGCCGTTACTCATGCCATGACTGCATCACAATCTCGTATTGAATTGATTGCGCGGAACTTTGCCGAGACAGGTGTTAAGGACATGTGCAACATGGTTTATTCCCTGCTCTATAAGCACATGGATAAGAAAAAAGTTGTGCAGCTTAGAAACGAGTGGGTAGACGTTGATCCTTCCATGTGGAAAGAAAGGACGGACTGCACTGTGAGTACAGGAATAGGATTTGGTAACAAGGACCAGCAGATGGCGCACCTGGGGCAGATGTTGCAGCTTGCCGCGCAGTCCATGCAGGGTGGTCTAAAGATCGTCAACCAGCAGAATATTTACAACATTGCCAAGCAGCTTACCCAGGCGATGGGCTTTATGAATACGCAAGAATTCCTGACTGACCCATCAACCATTCCTCCATCTGGACCTTCACCGCAACAGCAGATGGCGCAGGCGGAGCTGGAATTGAAACAGCGAGAGCTAGAGATAAAAGCCGCAGACATTCAGGTCAAGCAGCAGAAGATCGAGCAGGTCGCGGCTGATGATGCGATGGATGCACAACTGAAGCTGCAAGAGTTGCAGCTTGAAAGAGAACAGAAACGAGCAGTTGCTATAGGATCGACTTAATGCCAATCAAGAAAGGGAAAAGCGGTTACACCGTAAAGTATCCGGGCTCAAAAGCCGTAAAAACCAAATCAATAGCTAAAGCCAAGCGCGTCCAGAAAAAGCAGAAAAAAGGTTGAACCGCGAGGAAGAAGCTAGACGTTTGCTGGAAAATGATCTTTTCCAAGAAGCGTTTGAAACTTTAAGAACAGAGCTAATGACTCGTTGGGAAAACTCAACGAGTAATGAAACAGAAGCCAGGGAACAAATCTGGCTAGGGCTACAACTTCTACAACGTGTGCGCCGACACCTGGAATCCATTCTGGAGACCGGGCAGTTGGATCGCGCACGACAGAAACAGTCACCTTTCATTTAGGAGAATTTTATGGCCGACACGCCACAAGCACCGGCTAGCGCAGACCGCGCACCTGTCACAAGCGGACCCAAACCAGGAATGTTTGATGATGAAGGCAGCATGAGTGTTGCCACCGAGGCTTTTCTAGGACTAATGGACCCTCCAGAGGACACTCCAGAAGCAGAAGAACAAGCCGCCCCGGAAGTTACCGAGGAAGCCGAAGCGGAACCGGAAGTTGAGGCTAGCGCCGAAACTGAAGAAGAAGCGGAGGAGTCAGAAGAAGTAGAGCAAGAAGACGTTGAGGCCGACGGGACAGACCTCTATGCCGTTATGGTTGATGGCAGAGAAGAGACTGTAACCCTGGAAGACTTAACAAGTTCTTATCTCCGCCAATCTGACTACACCAAAAAAACCCAAGCGATTGCAGAACAACGCAAAGAAGTTGAAGGTTACCAAGCGCAGGTAATCCAGGAACATCAAGCGATTCAGCAAGAGCGACAGCAGTACGTTGATGCTTTGCAACGAGTAATTGAAAACTCAAACCTTGGCGAGTGGGCAAACGTTGATTGGGCAGCCTTGAAAGAACAGGACCCGATTGAGTATGTCACGCGTAAAGAGGAGTTCCGAGAAGCCCAGGAGAAAATCCAGGGCGCTCAACAGGAACAGCAGAGAGTAGCTGCGTTACAAAACCAAGAGGCGCATCGTGTGCATCAGGAAGCTCTATACCGTGAGAATGAGGCAATGGCCTCTGTTCTACCGGAGTGGGCGGAACCTGATAAACAACGAGAACTCGCGGACAAGTTACGCGTCTACGCAAACTCTGTTGGTTATATTGACGAGGAAATCAACTCCCTGGTAGACCACCGTAGTCTGATCGTATTACGGAAGGCGATGCTATATGACCAAATTCAAAACTCTGACGTTAAGAGCAAGAAAGTCAGAGGCAAACCCAAGGTTATCCGGGCAGGCCAAGGTGTGGATAAGAAAGCTCAAGGCAAAAAACGGCGTACCGCAAAAATAACGCGCCTCAAGCAAACCGGTCACGTCAACGACGCGGCTGCAGCGTTTGAGGACTTACTCGGATAATACTCAAGGAGAGTAAAAAAAATGGCAGCAGCCACAAATACCAGACTCACATATAACGTGAGCGACGGTGATCTGGCGGCCATTGGTATTCGGGAAGATCTTGCGGATTTAATTTACAACATAAGTCCAATGGAGACTGAGAAAATTGGTCCCTTATGCGGTGACGTATAAGTGTGAACTCCGTGAATTGCAGGAACCCTAAGTCTTAATAAGGGAATCTGCAGCCAAGCGCCACAGCAATGTGGTGAAGGTTCAACGACTAACGTACACGATCCCACGCGGATTATGAAACGACACGAGCGCGGAGCAACTCAAGTAGTTGATGAAATAGTCTGAGCCATCCGAAAGGAATGGAAGCAGGCAATTAAAAAACCTGCGGTAACAAAACTGCCTTTTCTCTCAGGGTGCGGTAAGGACACTGCTTCTAACACTGTATTTAGTTGGCAGACCGATACAATTTCTGCACCATCGGGAGGTACCTCTGGCAACAGAGCATTGGAAGGTAATGAGGCGACTGGAACTGCACCGACAGAACCAACCCTCATAACTTCTTACACACAGATTTCACAATCTGTAATTGTCAGTTCAGGCACTGCGGACGCAGTGGATTGGGCTGGCCGCAAGACAGCATTGGCGTACCAGCTTGCTAAAGAGTCAAAAGCTATTAAGCGAGATATGGAAGCAATGCTAGTCGGTAATACAGGCAACAGTGCTGGTAAGGGTTCAGGTGGTGGCGACACAGCCGCTGCCCGTGCAACAGCCGGTGCGAGAGCCTGGATCACCACAAACACATCACTAGGCACTTCTGGAGCTAACAATGCGTCTGGAACTGCGGCGACTGATGGCACTCAGCGGACGGTAACGGAAGCGATGGTGCAAGCAGTAGCTAAGTCGTGTTTTGATAATGGTGGTCACCCCGATACGATACTTTTGGGAACTTCTCAAAAGCAGACGTTTTCGGGTTTTGCTGCAACATCAACGCCAATCAGCCAGATTTATAACAATTCTGGTGGTGATAGTCCGGCGTCGATGGTAGCCGCGATTGATGTTTATGTGAGCGACTTTGGCACTTTTAAGTTGGTGCCAGACCTGTGGTTAGGTTATGACGGCTCTGGCCGTTCATCTTCCGACGCAGGCCGCGATCTCTTTCTAGTGGATTTTGATTTCTGGAGCGTTGCGTATCTGCGCCCCTGGAAAATCGAGGAGCTAGGCAAAACGGGTGATGCACAGAAACGTCAAATCGTCGTGGAATATGGCCTAAAAGCCAAAAATGAAGCGTCAAGCGGTGTGGTAGCAGACCTATCGTAAAAAACTAAGTGACGGGGGCCTTCGGGCCCCCTGATCTTTTGGAGATGAGATGGCAAAGAAAAAGCCAGCAAAGAAAAAGACTGATTTCGGAAAGAAGTTAAAAGATGCGTTGGACGCGGCTGAGGAAAAGGCCAAATACCAAAAGCAATGGAAACACCCTGGTGCTAACAACGTTGGTGAATCGGATACTTATTTCTTATGAAACGCTATTTTTTAGATTCCTTTCAAGGTCGCACAAATAATTTCATTGTGGAGCCAGACGGTTCAATAACAATCGATACGATTGAAGACGTTGCTCCAATTTTGGAAGCCAACAAACGTCAACTTAACGACTTCGGAAAACTGATGCCCGGAAAAATGGGCACTATGCACCATGCGGCCCGGATTCCCCCAACAGTAATGGAACGCTGGATGCAGGAGACCGGTTTGTCTTATAGCGAATTCTGGAAAGACACGCGCCTCTGGCGCAAGTATCTGAACGATCCTGACAACAAATTTTTAAGAACTTCCCCTACGAGAATATGATTATGGCAAATCGTCCATTAGGTGTTACCCAAACCGTAACGGTCTCCGGGACATCTGCGGCAACATCCTCTGGCGTTAATGCTCAGTGTCGTGTTGTCCAGCTTGTGTCCACTGAACACTGTTACATCCTTCCTGGTACTGGCACTCCCACCGCAACGGCTGCCAACGGAATGTTTATTCTGAAAGATTGGCCGCACTATGTGCATGTGACCGGTGGTGAAAAAATAGCTGCTATTCAGGTGTCCGCAGGCGGCACACTTTACGTTTCTGAATTGACGGAATAAAGTGGCTTTTACTAACTACTCTGAGCTGCAGACCGAGGTTGCGTCCTGGCTGGATCGGAGTGATTTAACAGCGCAGATTCCGGCATTTATCCAACTGGCAGAGGCGAGGATAAATAGAAAGCTCCGCGTCCGTGCTATGGAAACTGTCGTGCAACATACGATGGTTGGCCTGTCTAAACGCATAGCGTTGCCGACAGACTATCTACAGATGCGGGGGCTAAAGTTTTCCTCCGACAAGATTGCGACAACTACGCTGAACGGTGAAATATCGGACTCGGTGGAGACCATTGTTTTAACCTCCGCCGCCGACTTTACTGCGACCGGAACCATACTGATCGGCACAGAGCAGATTACCTATACCGGGAAATCAACCAATACGCTGACGGGTTGCACCAGGGCAGCTAATAGCACCACTGCCGCCTTGCATGTCACAGCTTCAACTGTTGACCAGATCTATACGACTTGGACGGCAAGTGCCACGTTATCAACAGGTGTGTCCACCCTGTACGTTTTGAAATATGTATCACCGGAAATACTGACCAGCGTAAAAGCAGGCAGCACCTCTGGTGTCCCTTCTGTCTATACGATGTCGGCAGGCCATATTTTATTTGGTCCTGTCCCGGCCTCTTATTACACCTGTGAAATGGTGTACTACCAGAAAGTCCCAACCCTCTCCGATGCTGCACCAACCAACTGGTGCTTAACAGCAAACCCTGATCTCTTTCTCTACGGCAGTCTTGTTGAGGCTGAACCGTTCTTGATGAACGATCAACGGGTGCAGGTTTGGGGTTTGGGATTTAACCAAGGTATGACGGACTTGGAAGAACAAGATTCAAAAGATCAGTTCTCCGGGTCTGAATTACGAGTCTACAACACTAGCGGATATTACTGATGAGTTTAGAAACCGGCGACTACGTCAATGATCTTGTAATCACAAATCCGACAGCGAGCGACCCTGTCAGCCAGGGGGATGACCAGCTCAGATTAATCAAAAAAGTTGTAAAGCAATCGTTCCCGTCGATTGACGCAGCGGTCAACGCAATCCATACAGGCACATCAGCTCCTGCGGTTGCCATCACTGAGGGATTGGTATGGGTGGATACGTCTGGGGGTGCTGGCAATCATCT